CAGATCCATATTTACAAACAACCGGTAATTATCCAAATGGTTCAAGATTTGTAAGAGTAAGTTCAGTAACTCAAAAAACACCAGATTATTTTGATAATAATGGTGTTGCTAAAAATGCATTCACATCTTCAATACCAACAGCACAAAGTGGCACATTTGGTGCAGCTACAGGAGATATTTTAACAGGAACAGGAAAGTATTATAGTGATATTAGTGCTACAGATTCACAAGGGTTAAAAGGTGCTAATTATACAACTGCTCTTAATTTATTAGCTAATAAAGATGATTATAGATATAATTTAATTACAACCCCAGGTTTAATTTATGAAAATGCTGATCAGAAAACACCATTAAATACATTAATTTCAAATACTGAAAATAGAGGAGATGCTATTGTTGTAATGGATCTTGTAGGGTATAATTCAACTATAGCTCTTGCAACATCAACTGCGAAAGATAAAGATAGTTCATATGTAGCCAGTTACTGGCCATGGGTTCAAATTACAGATCCAGATTCAGGACAATTAGTATTTGTTCCAGCTTCAACAATGATACCAGGTGTTTATGCAAATAATGATAGAACATCAGAAGCATGGTTTGCACCTGCAGGTATTAATAGAGGTGGAATGGGAAATGTAAGACAAGCAGAACGTAAATTAACTCAAGCTAATAGAGATACTTTATACACAGGTAAAGTAAACCCAATAGCAACATTCCCAGGAAGAGGAGTTGTAGTATTTGGACAAAAAACACTACAAACACAAGCAAGTGCTTTAGATAGAGTAAATGTAAGAAGATTATTAATTGAATTAAAAGGATTTATTTCCCAAATATCAGATAATCTAGTATTTGAACAAAATACAGCAGCTACAAGAAATCAATTCTTAAGCCAAGTAAATCCATATTTAGAAAGTGTTCAACAACGTCAAGGTTTGTATGCTTTTAAAGTAGTAATGGATGATAGTAATAATACAGCAGATGTAATTGACAGAAATCAATTAGTAGGTGCGATTTATATCCAACCAACGAAAACAGCTGAATTTATTTACTTAGATTTCAACATTTTACCAACAGGAGCTACGTTCCCAGTATAAAAAGTTTAGAAATCGAATATTTATAATTGAATAAAAAATAAGAAAATAATAATAAAATGGCAGTATTAGATCCAAACGAAATATTTTTCACAGCATTTGAACCAAAACAGACAAATCGCTTTATAATGTACGTTGATGGTATACCATCATATGAAATTAAAGGGGTAGGTGGTATTAATGTAGCTCAAGGAACAGTAGCTTTAAATCATATAAACGTTCAACGTTTTGTGAAAGGTAAAACTACTTGGGGTCCTATATCAATGACACTATTTGATCCAATCACACCTTCAGGAGCTCAAGCAGCTATCGAATGGTTAAGGTTGCATCATGAATCTGTAACAGGTAGAGATGGTTATTCTGATTTTTATAAAAAAGATTTAACTCTTAATGTATTAGGTCCTGTAGGGGATGTAATATCAGAATGGATCATTAAAGGTGCTTTAATTACCTCAATTAATTGGGGTGATTATAACTGGGATGATGCCGACACAGCAGTGAACATCTCATTAGAAGTTCAACCTGACTACTGTGTATTAAATTTCTAATACAAATTATATCATATATTTTTAAGAGGAGCTTGGTTTTACCAAGCTCCTTTTGTATATTTAGGTATTAATATCATAAGGAAAATTCTTTAATATTTTAAAATTTTAAAAATTATGGAAATATTAGCATTTATTTTAGGTATAAGTACTATTGCATTTATTGTTGTAGTAGTGGTTATGTTTATGAATAGTAAACAAATTAAAGAATTAAACAAACAAATTGAAAATTTAAAGTCAACTTGTAATGAAATTTATAGTAATATAAATAATTTAGAAAGCAGAACTTTAAATGATCTTAAGGAAGTTGAATTTAATCAACGTAGAGAAAATGAAGGTATTATACGTTTTGTTGATAGTAGAGTTGATAAACTAGAAGACAAAATTCATAAAAACTTCGATATTAAACAAAAACAATCAAAGAATTATTAATTAACTTAGGTTAAAGAATTTTCCTTTATGATATTTATCCACGAAATTAAGTTATAATAAAATAAAATTTATATGGAAGAATTAAAATTACCTACTGAACAAGTAGAACTACCTTCAAAAGGATTAGTATATCCAAAAGATAATCCCCTATCTTCAGGTGTTGTTGAAATGAAATATATGACGGCAAAAGAAGAAGATATTTTAACAAATCAAAATTATATCAGTAACGGAACGGTTTTAGATAAATTATTAGAATCTTTAGTTATTAGCGAAGGAGTTAAAGTAAAAGATCTAATTGTAGGAGATAAAAATGCTGTTTTAGTAGCAGCTCGTATTTTAGGATATGGTAAAGATTATACCTTTTCTTATGATAATACAGAGCATAAAGTAGATTTATCAACTTTAGAACCAAAACATTTTGATGAATTACTTATCACCCCAGGAGTAAATGAATTTGAATTCAAACTTCCTAAATCTGGGAATACTATTAAGTATAAATTATTAACAGGACATGATGAATCTAAAATCGATAGAGAAATTAAAGGATTAAAAAAGATAGATAAAAATGCTTCTCCTGACCTATCTACAAGATTAAAATATCTAATTGTATCTATCAATGGTGACTCAGATTCAAAATCTATACGTAAATTTGTAGATAATTATCTTTTAGCTATGGATTCTAGGGCTTTAAGAGAACATATTCGTAATACCCAACCTGATATTGATATGAATGTTACTTTGGACAGCGGTGAGGAGGTCGCAGTCCCGATTAGTATCAACTTTTTTTGGCCTGACTATTAATATTATATCTCAATCGAGAAGAAATTTATTTAAACAAATACATGAAATTGTATTTCATGGGAAGGGTGGATATGATTGGGAAACTATTTATAATATGCCTATATGGCTTCGTAAATTTACATTTCATGAAATAAGTGAATTTTATAAAGCAGAAAATGAATCTTATAAAAAGTCAACAAATTCAAAAACATCAACCCTAATGGATTCATCTGGAAAAATAAATTCCCCAGAATTCTTAAAAAATTCTAAAAAACCAAGCCAACCAAATTATGTTACAAGAGCGTCAAAAAAATGACGCTCTTTAATATTTATAATAAAATCCCACCTCCATGGCTGAAGATATTAACAAGTTAATTAATGACCTTAAAAAATTACAAAAGGAATATACTGTATTAACTAGTAAAAAAGCCCCACTATTTGATACTTCTAATATAGAAAATACTAAAAATGCGATAGACGCTATATCAACATCGATTGAAAAAGCTAAAGAAGAAGCATTACGTTTAGAATCAGGATTTAATGGTGTGTATGGGGAACTTCAAGGGATTGTATCTGAATTATCATCTACAGAATCTGCAACTAAAAAAGTTGAAAAAACTTTTAAAGGTATATCTAGTCTTACTCGAGATTTACGTAATGATCAAAATGGTCTCTATCAATTATCCTTAAAAGATCTTAAAAAAAGAAAAGAAAAACTTAGAGATCTTGATGCAGAAGCTAGATACCAAGCTGAAAGAGTAGAACAAGAATATAAAGGTACAAAAGCACTACAAACAGGACTATTACTAGGTAAAGATAAAAAAACACTTAATGAAGGAGCATTAAAAGTAAGAGCTAAGTCTTTAGGAATTACTGTTAAACAATTAAAAAATGATGCTGCTATCTTAGAAGGTAAAAAAGGTGGATTTAGTGTTTTACAGGATGCAAATGATGAATTAGATAAAAGAATAAAAAAAGAAGAACAAATTAATGGACTAATAGGTTTAGGGGGGGCTGCTGTTGAAGCTATTGGTGGTGCTCTTGATAAATTAGGAATGGGTGGTCTTAAAAATGCTTTAGGATTAAATGAAGTTCAAGATGAAATGCGTTCTATAGCTGAAGAAAGGTTAAAAGAAATTAAAGAAGGGTTAAAGGAAGGAGAAGAAGTTACTTTATCGTTTGGTGATAAAATGAAAGTCCTCAAAGGGGGAATTAAAGAAGCAGGAACTCAATTAATTCAAAATTTAAAAGACCCACTAGCTATAGCTGGATTTTTAGCAACTCAACTAATAGACGCTTTAATATCTGTAGATAAACAATCAGGGGAATTAGCTAAAAACTTTGGCATTTCATATAATCAAGCTTTAGCTTTAAATAGTGAATTAAATACGACTGCGAATCTTTCAGGAGAGTTAAATGTAACTACAGCAAATTTAGTTGAATCCTTCACTACCTTAAATAATAGGTATGGTACATTTGCCTCTTTAAATAGTAAAACATTAACAGATTTTACTAAATTAACAAAACAAGCTCATTTAAGCAATGATGCCGCTCTTGCTCTACAAAGTACTACTTTTTTAACTGGTAAGGGATTAGAAGAATCTACAGAAGAATTTTTAGGTCAATCCGCGGCTTTAGCAGCTCAAAATGGTTTAGCTTTAAACCAAAAACAAATTTTAGAATCTGTTAAAGATGTATCTACTGCTACTTTACTTCAATTACAAGGACAACCTGAAGCCTTAGCCGAAGCGGTTGTTAGTGCTAAAGCTTTAGGTTTAAGTTTAGACAAAGTAGAACAAATATCTAGTAGTTTATTAAACTTTGAAAGTTCTATTGGTGCTGAAATGGAAGCTGAGCTATTAACAGGTAAACAATTAAATTTAGAAAAAGCTAGACAAGCAGCTTTAGATAATGATATAGCTACAGTAGCTGAAGAAATAGCTAAACAAGTAGGTACAGCAGCTGAATTTACAGAGATGAATGTTATCCAACAAGAAGCATTAGCTAAATCTGTTGGCATGACACGTGATGATTTAGCTAAATCTTTAATGGAAAGAGAAGCAATGGCTAAACTTTCAGATCAAGAAGGTAAAACCGCTCAAGAAAGATTTAATAATTTAGTTAAAGAAGTTGGGTTAGAAGAAGCTAAAAAAAGATTAGGTGATGAAAATTTAGAAAATTTATTAGGTCAACAAAATACTCAAGACAAGTTTAATGCTGCTGTTGAAAAATTAAAAGAAGTATTTGTTTCTTTAGCAGGTCCTGTAATGCAACTAGTATCTCCTATAGTAGATCTACTTGTTCCTGCTATTAGTGCTATATCATTTCTCCTCACCCCAGTTTTTGATGTGTTTAAAGGAATAAGTGGTATTTTATCAGGAAATTTAGAACAATTAGATGGATTCCAATCAGCATTAGGAGCTATAGCAGTAGCAGCAGGTGTAGTATTTGGAATAACGAAAAGTATAGCATTTTATAATGGTCTAATACGAACTTACCAAATTGCTCAATTAGCATTAGAAAATGCTAAAAAGGGATCAATTTTTGGAACTATTGGGGCCATGACAGTTGCCTTAGGAGTACAATTAGGTTTATTAAGTGCTGCTTTAGCAACAAATGCTGCAGTTACTTTTGGAATTGGTGTTGCTATAGCAGTTGCAGCCGCAGCTGCGGGGTATGCTGCTATTAAAGCTATGACTGCAGATGATATGGTTTCATCACCTTCGGGGTATGGTTCTAGAACATTAATGGGTCCTGAAGGTGCTATTGCTCTTAATGATAAAGATACAGTTATAGCTGGAACTAGTTTATTTGGTAGTGGTGGAGAAAAAATGGAATCATCTTCAAATAATAATACATCTATTAACATTAATCCCTTAGTAGAACGTATGTCAGCTGTAGAAAATGTATTAATACAAATTTTAAATAAAGAAGGAGATGTTTACATTGATGGAGCTAAAGTAGGAAAAACAGTTGCATTGGCATCTTCTAACCTTGGTTAATATTTATAATAAACAATAAATAAAAAATATAAAATTATGGCTTTACTTGACAAATTAACAGTAGCAGGTTCAAATCTATCAAGCTTAAATGGTGGAACACCTCCAATCCCAAATTTTGCAGGATCTAAATTACATGATACCTATTCAATTAATGATATCCCCAATATTGTAGGAAAACCTTCCCCATCTCAATTAGATTTAAATGGTGATGTACCTGCAAGTAACTACAGAGATAACGCACCTGAAGGAAGAACATTTTAATAGATGCCTTTAATAAATCTCAAAACAGACCTTAGATCTTTAAGGTATGGGAATGATAGACCTGGAGGTGGATCTAGTGGTCAACCTTACATCCAAAAATCTATCCCCTCACCTGAGGAAGATCCATCTAATATTTTTAATACTGGAGGGAAAGATATTCTTTTAAGAGGTGGGATATTAGCTCCAATAAAAGGAGTTAATGATGTAAGTCGATTGTCTCAAATGTTTTTTGATTTTAAATCACCTAGTGGTCCTTTATTTATAGCTAAACAAAATTTATTATCTCGTACATCAGTAAAAACCGAAGCATCCAAAGGTGCTGGTTATGGTGGGGGTGGTGTTAATCAAGGTGTATATTTACCTACTTCTACTATAGCACAAGCAGGTGTCGGATTTACAGGAACTCATTTAAATTTATTAGGTATAGATCCTACATCTCCTGTATCGCCTGATGGGGGTGGTGGTTTTCTATCATCATTAGGGTTAGGATTAAATAGTTATTTTAATATAGTTAAAAATCAAGATACAGAAAATAATAGATTAGTAGAACTAAATTCCAATAATAATCCTGTAAATATATTAGAGTATGGTGGTGGTCCGGGCTCTATATTAGGAATTGGTAAAACTAAAATTAAATTTGCTGATCAAAGAACAGGAGATAATAATCCACTTGCTGTTAGTAATCCTGAATATTTTAATAAAGGGGGGGTTAAATTACATACTTCTGATGATACTAATTCGTATTTATCCACTATTATAGGTTCTCAACAAATTGATACTAATAATAGTATTAATAATGAACTATTATCTAATGAAGATAACCAACAAGTATCCCCATTCACTGTAAATAATAAATTAATTGGTGAAGTAATCCCTGAAGATGAAATAAAAACTTATTCATCTATACCTTCCCCAACTAATCCAGATTCATATTTATCAACTATTGAGGGAACTAATATAACTGATTCTCATAATGTTGAAAACAATGAATTATTACTTAATGGAGATAATCAGGTAATATCACCATTTACTTTAAATAATAAATTAATTGATAATGTAGTACCTAAAGATGAAATAAAAATTTATGCATCAACCCCATCTCCAAGAAATCCACAATATTTTACTAGTCTTTTATTAGGTAATGCATCTAGTGTAACTTTACTTTATAATGGGTTAATTGAACCTGTAGATAATAGTTTTAATTCTCAATTACCTCTTGACTCTTATAATAATGCATTTGGGTTTAGTGTTTATGGAGATAAAAATATTACAAAATATTCACCTTTACAAAGAGTAAATAATTCTTTAACTCTTACTCAAACACAAATTATTTCTATTCCAGAAAATCCTGGTAAACTTAGTGGTAATCCTACTATAACGGATTTTAGAAGAGCTCTTATAGGAACCCCAACTTCACCATCAGTAGATAGTTCTACAATAATGTCTTTAGCTCCAGATTATAATCGTGGAAATGCTAAAAATATTGAAGATAGACTTAGTTTAGGAGATCCTGGAAAAACAAGAAATGTAATTAAATATTCAGCTGGTCAACCTGCATTAGATAAAATTAATGCTAGACCCTTTTATTCAGCAGCAGCTCCTGATCATAGGGGAATAAGTGATGGAAATGATCTAGTAAAATTTAGTATTGGTATTCTTCAAAATGATGGATTTGGAAAATCTAATTATATCCACTTTAGAGCTTTTATTGAAGGATTTTCAGATAATTATACTGCTAATTGGTCAGATACTCAATACGTTGGGAGAGGAGAAAAATTTTATAATTATGGAGGATTTAATAGAGAAATAAGTATGGGTTGGACAGTTTATGCTCAATCTAAAGCTGAATTAATCCCAATGTATAAAAAATTAAATTACCTAGCTTCATCTTTAGCACCTGATTATTCCTCAGGTGGTTTTATGAGAGGAAGTTTAGCACGTTTAACTGTTGGTGGTTATTTATACAATCAACTCGGAATTATAAAAGGTCTTACGTATACTATACCTGATGAATCAACATGGGAAATTGGAATTGATGAAGAAGGCAATTATGATACGTCAGTTAAAGAATTAGCTCATATGATTAAAGTTTCAGGTTTTACATTTATACCTATTCAAGATAATGTCCCACAAAAAGGAAAAAGTAAATTTATAGCATTATCTAATGGTACAAATACAAATTGGAATAGTGGATTTGGAATGCCTGTAGATAATCCTAGAACCCCTAAAGAAGTTGAAGATAAAGTAGCAGCAGAAAGTAATGTACCAACTCAAGATAACCCACAAACTGAACCTGTATTTGCCACTGCAGTACCTGTATCAATTGATTAATTAAAATATGAAACGCTACGCTACCATAAAAACCCTAAGAAATACTAACGAAAATGTTGGAACCCTGGGGGCTGTTTATTATCGTGATGTCAAATATCCGGAAATACCATTATCTGAAAATGATATTTATGTACTTACAGATTTTGGTGATCGGTTAGATTTATTAGCTAATCAATTTTATAGCGATGTTACTTTGTATTGGATTATAGCAGCTGCGAATCCCAATAAAGTTAATTTTGGATCTTTATTTTTAAATGAAGGTACTCAATTAAGAATACCAGTTAACATAAGTTCAATTATTGATAGTTATATCGAAATAAATAGTTTATGATATGTCAAACCTTTTAGGACAACCATTTGAACCTTGGGTAACCAAACAAATAGATGTAAGACAAAAATCTTTAGGGAAGTATTCTACTGCTCAAATCCAATCTAACCTTGTTAAAACCCCATTTATTCGTTTAGCAAGTTCAGTAGATCTAACTTTTGATTTTGAGAGTGGTGGCAAACTTAAAAATGGTGTTCCTCAAAAATTAATAGATTCTGGTTTAGATGTTTCTAATTTTGATGGGGTAGAACTAGCTAAAAAATCTATTTTATATGGTGGGGTAGTATCTATGACAGGGGAAAATAATAATGTGGCCCCAAACTCAGG